TGATCTCCGTATACCTGAGTTGAAAGACAAATCAATACTAGTACCCGACAACGAACCAAGAAATAAAGAAATAGTAAAACAAATACAGAAATCAATTGATGTTGGTTATCGTGTTGTCATTTGGCCAGATTATGTCAGACAAAAAGATATCAATGATATGATTCTGTCGGGGATCACCTCTGAAGAAGTGATTGACATCATAAAAAATAATACTTATTCTGGACTACAAGCTAAAGTGCAATTCCAGAATTGGAAAAAAATCTAAGGAGAAGAATATGGCATATGCCGAAGTTGTGGAACTCCCAGTGAACGAAGGTTCAAATTACTTGGGAGTCTCTATTGACAGGAACAGAGACACCCTACTTTCAGATCAAGCATTTAAATTATTAACAGATTATTATTGTAACGAAAACGAAGAAACACCACAAAAGGCATTTGCAAGAGCATCAGTATCATATTCAGAAGGAGACAAAGAATTCGCTCAAAGGATATATGATTATGTATCTAAGGGTTGGTTTATGTTTTCATCGCCCGTTTTATCTAACGCACCAATGCCAGGCAAAAAGGCAAAAGCATTACCTATATCATGTTTCTTAACTTATGTTCCAGACACCTTAGAAGGTCTTATAGACCATACCGCAGAACTTAGATGGTTGTCCATTAAAGGTGGGGGTGTTGGCGGTCATTGGAGTGACGTTCGTGCTGTGTCTGATAAGGCGCCAGGCCCTATGCCCTTTCTTCATACTGTAGATGCTGATATGACCGCATATCGTCAAGGAAGAACTCGTAAGGGTTCGTATGCATCTTACATGGATATCTCTCACCCAGATATTATTGAATTTATTAACATGCGAGTTCCTACTGGCGATGTAAACAGAAAAAATTTGAATCTTCATCATGCAGTCAACATTACAGATGCTTTCATGCGAACAGTTGAAAGAGATGAAATGTGGGACTTAATTGATCCAAACGACAACTCAGTCAGAGATACCAAAAGGGCAAGAAAACTTTGGGAGACAATTTTAGAAACTAGATTTCGAACAGGTGAACCTTACTTGAATTTCATTGATACTGCTAATCGGGCATTACCACAACCGATGAAAGACAAAGGGTTAAAGATACATGGATCTAATTTGTGTAATGAAATTCACTTACCAACATCAGAGGAAAGAACCGCAGTTTGTTGTTTATCGTCTGTTAACATAGAAATGTTTGATGAGTGGAAAGATACCATCATGATTCGAGATCTGATCAGGTTCTTAGATAATGTTCTACAGTTTTTTATAGAAAATGCAGGAGACGAAATAAACCGAGCAAGATACTCTGCAATGCAAGAAAGATCTCTTGGACTTGGTGCTATGGGTTGGCATTCTTATCTACATAAAAACAGAATACCTTTTGAGTCTGAACTCGCAAGAGAACACAATAATAAAATATTTAGTTATATAAAGGAAGAATCTGTTCTCGAAACAAAACTCTTAGCAAAAGAAAAGGGTGAAGCGCCAGATATGTTAGGTTCTGGTAGAAGGAATGCCCACTTGCTTGCAATTGCTCCAAATGCAAATAGTTCAATAATTGTTGGAACATCACCATCTATAGAACCAAGCAAAGCAAATGCATACACACATAGAACAAGAGCAGGTTCGCACCTTGTTAAAAACAAATATCTAGAGGAAGAACTAGAGAAACTTGGTAAAAACACTGACAGGACTTGGACTTCAATCATTACAAATGGCGGTTCTGTTCAACACTTGAAATATTTAAGTGAAGAAACTAAAGATGTTTTTAAAACAGCAATAGAAATTGACCAATCCGAAATAATTGTTCAGGCTGGAGCAAGACAAAAGTATCTTTGTCAAGGTCAATCGTTAAATCTATTTTTTCCTGCTGGTGCAGACAAAGGGTATCTACATAAGGTTCATTACGCAGCTTGGAAACTTGGATGTAAAGGTCTTTATTATTTGAGAACAGAAAGTACACAAAGGGCAGAGAATGTAACCGAAAAGATTCAAAGGGACGCTCTCAAAGATTATGAAACACAAGCAGTAACTCAAGAGGAGTGCGTAGCTTGTCAGGGATAGGATTAAATAAAATGAATATAGAAATTTTTACAAAATCTGGGTGTCCTTTTTGTGACATGGCTAAAACTTGGTTTAATGAACATGGATTTCCGTATGAAGAAAAGGCATTGGAGAATGAAGAAGAAAGACTTGCTTTTTACCAATCAATAAATGGCATTCGTGAAGTTGTTGGTGAGGGAAGAAACATTCGCAGGGTAAATTCTGTTCCACAAATATTTATTGATGGTGATAGAATTGGTGGATATGATGAACTGATGGTTCTTTCGGATACCTTACTAAAAAAACGGAGTGGTGGACTGATGAAGTTCAGTCAAACATATAAACCATTTCACTATGCATGGGCAGTTGAAATCACCACTCGACATGAAAAAGTTCACTGGGTTGAAGATGAACTTGATCTGGGAGAAGATGTATCTGACTGGAAGGGTGGTAAGGTTAGTGCGGTAGAGAAAGATTACATAACAAACATTTTAAGATTGTTTACTCAATCGGATGTTGCGGTTGGTCAGAACTACTATGATATCTTTATACCTAAATTTAAAAATAACGAAGTCAGAAACATGTTAGGATCTTTTGCAAGTCGTGAAGGTATCCATCAGCGTGCGTATGCACTTCTTAATGAGACGTTAGGATTACCACCAGAAGAATACCATGCATTTTTAGAATACACAGAGATGACAAATAAAATAGACTTTATGCAGGATTCTGATCCAAACACTATTCGTGGTCTTGGTCTTGCACTAGCAAAGTCTGTTTTTAATGAAGGTGTCGCCTTGTTTGCATCTTTTGTAATGTTATTAAATTTTCAACGATATGGTAAGATGAAAGGCATGGGTAAAGTTGTCGAGTGGTCTATTCGTGATGAGTCTATTCATGTGGAGGGTAACTCAAAGGTGTTTAGACAATTCTGTGTAGAACACCCCAAAATAGTTGACGATGAGTTCAAGAGTGAAATCTACAAGATGTCGAGAACTGCGGTTAAACTTGAAGACAAGTTTGTTGACTTAGCATATAAGATGGGTGAAATAGAGGGCTTGACCGCAGCTGATGTTAAGACCTATATAAGATATATTACTGACAGAAGGTTATTACAACTTGGTCTTAAAACAAACTTTAAAGTTAAAGAAAATCCCTTGCCTTGGTTGGAGTGGATCTTGAATGGTGCAGACCATACAAACTTTTTTGAGAACAGAGTCACTGAGTATGAAGTCGCTGGACTATCTGGTGACTGGGGAGATGCATATGAGGAAAGTGTATGTGCAATTTAGTATTATGTTGTGATGAATGTGACGCACAGTTTACTATAAAACACGATATGTCTGAGGAACATTATGAACCCAGATATTGTTGTTTCTGTGGATCTGAAATTATTGATGACAATATGGATAATAGAGTATCTGTAGATGCAGAGTGGGATGAGTAATGTGGATGTATCGCGGTAAAGAGTTTACCAGTGATATGATAGGAGACCAAGTTGGTTTCGTATATGTTATAACACGACTGAGTGATGGGAAGAAATATGTGGGTAAAAAATTATTTATTTCTAATCGATCATTACCGCCCCTGAAAGGAAAGAAACGAAGACGTAGAGTTGTAAAAGAATCAGACTGGATGACCTATTATGGATCTTCCGAAGAGGTTAAGGGTCTAGTTGAGGAACTAGGCCCAGAATCTTTCAAAAGAGAAATATTACATCTTGGTTGTAGCAAAAGTGAACTCTCATATTTAGAGGCAAAAGAACAATTTGACAGAGGAGTTCTTCTAGACGAAAGTTACTACAATGGTATTATTAACTGTAAAATCCACAGGTCACACATCAAAACCTTGTTATCAAAACAATAACTCATATAACTAAAAGTTATATCATTTATAACAAATTAATCTAAAAAAGTGGTAATATTACCATAAAAATATCGATATATCTATTGACTTTTGTTGTAAAAACATGTAAGCTAGTACTGTAAAAAATTGAGATAGGGTATAAATCTTAATGATAGAGTTTCTTGTTTGTTTAGTGTGCATAATGATTTTCATTGAACATTGGAGGTTGGCTTTGAAGGCCCTCCTAGTGGTAGGAATATGTTACTTTTTCACATTTTTAGGATTAATTGTAATTTTCGCTTGACAATTGTTGTCAGAACGTGTAAGCTAGCCTCATAAAATGAAAAAAGAGATGATTATATGATTGTTTGTGTTGATGGTTCTAGTAAAGAAAAAAGACGGATTGCTGAGAATGCAGTTGTCTGGTCAATCAAAAAACTTGGATTGTCTAGACTGAGTTCTCTAAACATTGATGTCAAGATGAAGAAAATGAAAGAAGGCGAGTTTGGTTATTGTAGTGTTGGTGACACTATTAGAGAGTTCCGTTTAGATATCAACTCTAACGTATCGATCAAAGATTTAGTTGCTACCATCATTCACGAGATGGTTCACGTTCGACAGTTTGCTAGAAAAGAAATGGATACTGACGGTATGCGATGGAAGTCACAAAACATTCCAGATGATACTCACTACATGGACTTGCCTTGGGAGAAAGAGGCATACCGACTTGAAGAAAAATATGTTAAAGAAATTTGGGAGTCAAATATAATATGATGGATTTAGTTTATAACGATTTCATTGCTGATCGTATTAAAACAGCTTTGGTAAATGAGGCTTCTATCGAGGACAACATTGTTCACGATGTTAAAGGCCCGCATTTAGACTTAGACCCTGATGAGGGTTTTTTATTGTCATTCAAACGTACCATTAAAGTCATGGACAAAAATGGTAATACCTATAAAATAACAATAGAAGAGGAAGAGTAATGGTAGATCCATTTTCAGCAACAACAATTTGTCTGATCGGAATGTTGTTCGCCTTTCACTGGGGCAGATACAGTTTCATGGACAAAATAACCGAAGAAATTATTGCAAAAACTATTGATAATTTGACAGAAGCAGGATACATTGCGGTCACTAAAAATAGTAAAGGTGAAATTGAACTAATCAAGATAGAAGACTTGACAAAAGAAGACTTAGTGTGATATAATAGTTTATTTGATAGAACAGAAGATTAAGGTTGGTTGGCCCACAGTGAAAGTTCCAAATTATATGGTGTGGGGATTCGTGTTCTTCTGTTCTATCTTTTTTTGCTGGCGTAGCTCAGTTGGTAGAGCAACTGACTTGTAATCAGTAGGTCGGGGGTTCGACTCCTCTCGCCAGCTCCATTTTTTTATTATGGTAAATTTATGATATTAGTTGACATGAACCAAATTGCAATCGCAAGTGCGATGATGCAGTTAAGACTTTCCAAAGACTCTCAACTTGATGAGAGTATGGTTAGACATATGATCCTTAATTCTTTGAGGAATTATAGAAACATGTATGGGCCAAATTCAGTTTATGATGGGACTCGTAGTAGTACTATGTATACTAATTATGGTGAATTAGTTTTATGTTATGATGACAAGAAAAACTGGAGAAAAGATTATTTTCCAAACTATAAATTTAGTCGTAAAAAAAGTAGAAACGAATCAGAACATGATTGGAATGAAATATTTAATGTTTTAAATAAAATAAAAGAAGAACTCATTAGATACTTCCCATACAAAGTGGTACAAGTAGATAGTGCAGAGGCAGATGACATTATTGGTTCTGTTGTATTTCACTGGACGCCACACTTCAAAGAAACTCAAGAAAGAATTATGATTATATCTAGTGATAAAGACTTTGCTCAACTACACAAATATGAATATGTCGATCAACATAGTC